CCAACAGGACAATTAAGAACGAAGTGGCCTGTTGCAAACGAAGATGCTGTAAGTAAAGGTTATTTAGAAAATCAACTTAATGTTGTTAATAATGATTTAGATACTTTAGAGACTGAGGTTAATACCTCTCTTTCAGATACTCTTGCTTCTGTTCAAGCTGAAAACCAAATTCTTTTAGATCGTATTAACGTATTTGAAAACGTTGGCCGAGTATGGAAACTGCCAGCTCGTGAAGGTAACTTAACAATATTTGAAAATGCTAACACTAATTATACTAACTCAGCTAGTAAGGATGACGTATATTTAACAGGCTCAGATGGAAATAGATATTGGGGAACGGCAATGGCGCCAGGCCTAAGTGGTAATATGTATTATATTACATCAGATGATAGAAGACTTACTATTCATAGTAATGACTATGATTATGGAACTCAAAAGTATTCAGATGGAGTTCCTATTGCAGCTTTATCTCCAATCACTGGAACATGGGCTAAAGCAAAAGAGGTTGTTCCAAATGGGCATCGAACAATGATGATTGACGAAGATGGAATTCCATATGCGTGGGGTTATCAAACTCATTATTATGGATTACGTGGACCAAAGGATTATAGAAACCCAGAAAATAGGTGGGTATCAAATAGTGCGACTGGATTAACAAATGAACAAATAGGAGATGGCGTTCCAACTCCATGCATGGTTCCAAATGCAACTGCTATGTTTAGTTCAAATAGGTGTAACTATATACGAATAAAACAAGTTGCATATGATACTTACCTTGCAGGAACTGATTGGTGGAGAAGAAACGGATTTCATGTTATTACTAAAGATGGTTATGATTTAGATGATGCTAAATTCTTTACTGGTAATGGTGAAGATGATGGAATAAACAAACCAACAATACGTGGTCGTGTAATTTCTGGTGGTCATTTAAATGCTAACTATTGGTATGAAAACGCATCTGCTAATAATGCTGAAGCCTCAACAACTCGTGGTCCTATATTATGGGGTAGAGATACAAATAAAATGGGGGCAGTTCTTTGGTATGAATATGGAAATTCTACTCAAACCTTAGCAGGCAGCCCTAATGGAGAGCCAGAGCATGTCGGCGCACCAAATGAAAAAAGCTTTAACTTTTATACACCTTTACATGAAAATTATGATTCAAATTACCCATGGTATATTAAAAAAATAATTTCCGGTTGTTGGGATCATTATGTTATTGTTGGAAAAGAAGGTGACGACACTACAAATGAATTATGGCATTGGGGAATTAACCAATACTATGAATCAGGTAACCAAGCTACTCGTGGAGTAAATAACCAATTTATGGTACCTGTTCATGATGGTATTAATCGTCAAGTTGGAGGAGCAATATGTAATGATGGTGGCAACACTAGAATTTTCAGAAGAAGAGATTCTCAACCGCATAACCTTAAAAACTTAGACGCTATTAAAATGCCAAATAATTATTGGTATTTCGTAGTACTTGGTGATGGTAATAATGAAAGAAAGAACACACGATTTAGAGTATATCCTTATTCTGGAACAAATGCTTTAAAGAATGGTTTATTCCCAGCAACGCCTGGAACAACAAATGCTTCATCTTTTACTATTAGTGCTACAACAAGTACATTTGTTCCAAATTATCAAACTAGATTAACGGGCATTGTTGATTTACAAATTAATCATTGGCGAAATAATACAACTTCAAATGTTATATGGGCGATGCGAAAAAATAATAATAATTTTTCTAATTGGACAAACCCAAATCATGACTTATGGACATGGGGACACAATAATCAAGGGCAATGTGGACAAGGTAATGTAAACTCATCGCGGTCTCCTAAAAAAATTGCTACTGATGTTGATCAAATTTATAATACAGGTCATGGAAACTTCTATAGAAGAAATGCTGCTTTATATTTTACTGGTTATCAAGCTAATTCCAGCGGAGTTGGTTTTTATAAAGCGATTTCAAGTACAAATACATCTGCACAAATTGCAAGTCCGCAACGCGTAACAATTGGCGATGCCGGTAATAACGCTTGTAAAAAATTATTTGTAGTTCCTTGGCAAGGTAATACTGGAAACCAACAATTTGCAGTTACACAATCCGCGCTTGATGTTACAAATGGAGTTCAAGCACAACTATATGTTAATGGTTATAACTATTATCATGACGCCGGATGGCATTTAGGCTCTGGTAGAGAGACACATGATGGAGCCAATTCATATACAAACGGATGGCGTAGAATATTTTTCCCAGAAGATCCACTGAATATTGTTCAAATTGCAACGGCTAATCCGCATAGAATGTATATCTTATGTAAAGATAATGGAGATGTTAATGCAGAACGTGGAAGGTTATATGTTGCAGGGTGGGTACAAAATACTGTATCTAATGGAGACGAAGCTATTTACCCAGTATTTACCTCGGCACAACAATATATTAAAACTACTTATATTTAAACCTGAATAAATATTTAAAATCATGGCAATTACACCAACAAAAATTATACTAAAACACTCATTTAATAGTGGCGCGGAACCAGATCCTGCTTCACTTGTTAATGGGGAAATTGCATTTAACGCAACAGACTCAACTCTGTTTTGGAAAAATCAGTCTGGAGATTTAATAACAAAAAGTTTAAATATTAACGAAGATATTGCTTCAGTTATTAGAGACGATTATAGCGACTTCTTAATATCAGATATGAATCTGGTAGATGGAGAAGATGGCGATAAAAATTTAGTTGTATCATATTATGGCGGCGATATTGTTAAAGATTTAGGAAACGTAAGAGGGCCTGTTGGAACTGGAATTTCTCCAGTTGGTACTTATGACTATGCTACTGAAATTCCAACAGCCGCTACTGGATTATCGCCGTCTTTACAAAGGCGAGGTATAACGGTTGCGGTTTTACTTGGAGAAGATGATACTGCTACTGAATGGACTAACACTCATATATATGTGTATGACGGCGTAGAGGATGATACTTGGACAGATCTAGGAGAACTAATGGGAGCAGCCGGACCTCAAGGTGAAGTAGGAGCAGATGGAGCAACTGGACCTCAAGGACCTCAAGGAATTCAAGGTGAAGTAGGACCTCAAGGCCCAGCACCTATTCCCGCAACAGATATTGATAAAGGTATTGTTGAGTATTCAACTCAAGAAGAAGTTTGGAGCGCAGATGGAAATGCTCCTTCTAATAATACTGTTGTTAGAGCTAAGCATTTATTAACTAAAAAGGATGGCGTGAATGCTGCATTAACTTTTGCAGATCTTGGTGTTGGCAATTCTGCCGGTGATGGAAAAATAAGGATTCATCCTGATGGGCAAGTTGCATTGACTTTAAATAATTCTTCTACGCCTCCAGTTGATGGAGATGAAAACCCAGGCAGTCCAGTTGATGGAGTATTACCTGAAGGTTATGTTGCATTGCGTAGAGATGATACCGATGTATTCCTTGATTTAAATGTTGGCGGATCTATTACAAGTAAACAAGTTGGTAGTGATCAAACTTTAACCTTAAACGGAACCAGCATTGAAATCAGTGGAGGGAACAGTATTGAACTTCCAGTTCCAGTTATTGGAGGAATGCAAGGTTTAACATTTGATCCTGTAACCTTTGAGTTAACTATTGATGGAGGTAATACAATTACATTACCACAAAATACAAATTTACAAGACTTATCAATTGTTGGCGATCAATTAACAATATCTGATGGTAATACAATTACATTACCTGTAACTGCAGAGCAAGGGCAAAAAGCAGATTCTGCTATTCAAGCATCTGATATTGATACTTTAGCAGAACTTAATTCTATATTAACAGATGCTGAACTTATTGATACAAATGATTCAAGGCTAACAGACCCACGCCAACCATTAACTCACCTTCATGATATTAATCAATTAATTCCACCTGAAGGCGCTTCTGATGGAGAAATTATAAGTTATAATGAAAACACTGATGAATTTGTTTTATCATCAACGACATTTAATTTAGAATCATCATTAACAAATACGGTCTTTGTAGAAGAAACTGCTGATGATACTGATAAGATTTTATTTAAAGATACTAGTGATGGAGATAACATTCGATATTCTGAATTAAGCGATCTTTTTGCAGGAGTAACTTCTGTTGGTATTGGAAGAGCACCATCAACTGAATGGGGTTTAGCTGTACAAGGTGTAGCTTCTACATTTACTACAGGTAACGAAACTAGTGGAATAAGGCTAACTCATCGAGATGGCAGTATTGAATTATGGGATAGTGCAATAGAAGGTGTCGAGGAAGGGAACAGTTTTAATAACCCATATATTGATTTTAAAACAAGTGCGGTTGAAGATTATGATTGCCGAATCATAAAGCAAAATGACGGTCTTCATTTTAAAACTGGAGGTAGTGAAAACGCAAAGAAATCTTTTTTCTTTACTGCAAATGGCGAAGCTGTTATTGGTGGATCCGCTATTACTAATGACAACACTCCGGATCAACTATTTTCAGAACCAGATCCTGCGCCAAGAGAAACTTTAGATGTTAGAGGTAATATAGCTCTTGGTACTTATGGAACAGATGTAAATGACTATGATGCAAGCAATTATATTTCTTTTGCTGGAACATATCAAGACCCTGGTGCTGCTTTTATAGGAGAACGCCGTTATGATGAAACCGCATTTGAAAAAAGTGAGTTACTTATCTATAAAGGGAATGACCCGAGCGGTGGCAGTAATGCCGATCGAATTAGAATTGCATCAGGCGAATTTAGAATTGATACCTACGAATCAGCAATGCCATTCACGCCGGCTTTAGGGTTTAATGAAGTAGGCGAATCTACTAATTTAATTAATAGGTTTAGAATAACTGGTAATGGTAATGTCGGTATTGGAACCGGTGAAACAAATCCTCCAATGAAGTTATCTATTAAAGGCGGAACTATTGGTATTGATTCTAACGGTAATGATGATTATGGAATGATTGACCAAGGTACTACTAATTCAGGTATTGGATTCAGAGGATCTGGTTTTGAAGCAAGCGGTGGTTTAGATCTTTGCGTAACTCACGGTGGTCGAGTTGGAATTGGAACTGAAACGCCAAGTAAAAAACTTGAAGTTATTGGTGAAACAACTTTAAATGGTAATACTGAAATAAATGGTGATTTATATGTTAGCAATTTTGTTCAATTTGGAAAAGATAATGTTGAGGCTGGGTCAGGTGAAACTTGGCCATTAGCACGAATTACTGCAACTCGAACTTCAGGACAAATCGATGATTTGCGATTAAGTTCTAATGATACTGTAAGTATATTTACCGGCGCCGATTGGGGCAGTGCAGATATAACTGATACTCCTGACGTTAGTATTATACAAAATGGAAACGTTGGTATTAATACGATTACTCCTTTAGAAAAATTACATGTTAAAGGTAATATAATGGTGGGCGAAAGGTCAACCGATGGTAGTGTCTTTAATCATAATTATCTTCGATTCGCTGGAACATATGGAGACACTGGAGCATTTATAGGAGAGCGTCGATATAGTTCTACAACTGGTAATGAATTAGGTGAATTACTCATATTTAAAGGAAATGATTCAGGAACAAGCTCGGCTGGGCCTGACCGAGTTAGAGTTGCAGCAGCAGAATTTAGATTTGACTCTCTACTTGGTGGTTCTGTAGAAAACCTAGATGATCCTGATGAAGTTATTGCTGACGCTACCTTTACCAATAGGCTTTTAATTCAAGATGATGGAAAAACAAGGATTGGACCTGATTCTGTAGCACCGGTTAGTACTTTAAGTATTACCGACGGCGGAATTGCTATCAGTAGTAATGGAGATGGTGATTGGGGCTTTATTGATCAAGGTCCTGATAATTCTGGAATTGGCTTTAGAGGAGCTGGGGGTAATACTTCAGAAGATCTTGACTTGCTCGTTGAACATAACGGAGATACTGTTATTAGGCAAGGCCAGAAATTAACAATTGGAACGGATCAAGTATTACCAAATACCTCAGGTGGAATTCCATCTCCGGCCGCTCCTTATGATATATCCTTGGCTAATTCTAGTGGCCATGTACAACTTCCTGGTGGTTTAATTATGAAGTTTGGAACTGCTATGAGTAACGTCGATGGCGCTCAAACATTTACCTTTGAAGTGCCGTTTCCAAATAATATGTTTACTATACAAATTACGAAACAAGGAGCTCCTCATGAACAACTCGGATATGATTCATATAATAAACAAGGTTTTACAATCAATCGGTCAAACGATATAGTTAATTCTGATGGAGCAGGCAGTAATGGTGTTGGATTCTGTTGGCAAGCAATCGGTAATTAATACTTTAAAAAAATAATATTTTATAAATAACTTTTATATTCAATATTAAACTCAACTATATAATTTTACCTAATCGTTATGCAAAAAGAAGTGACTGACAGTAATGATACTTTTAAGTTTGAAATCAAAGAAGTTGTTGCTGAAACAATTAAAGAATTACATGCTGCTGACACTGGTATACGATTTAAAAAACCAACAACAGTTCAAGGTTGGTTAGCCATTTCTATAGCAACTATTACAATCATTAGTTTTTTTATATCAAGTATTATATTTTTAAACGAAGTTACTCAGCATCATAAAAAAATAGCTCATGATGGTGCGTTTAAAATTGTTGATGATGTACAACGTTTACATGACCGTCATGTTGAAAATGACGAATTTCATAGAAAAGAAGAACAATTACAACTTCAAATATTAAGAGAAACTCGACCTCTTATTGAAAAACTTGGTGAAGTTAAAGAAGATGTAAAAGCGATTGAGACAAAGGTGGATATTTTAATTGATCGCGAGTTTGCAAGAAATAATTAATATCATATATTGATAAATATATATGTATAGCATAAGGCCAAATGGCCTTCTTTTTATCTATACATAATCACCACGATATCTTATATGTTAAATTACGAAAGCGCGCGAATAATAGTTGAATTACAATCAATAGCTTGGACTTTTCCGGTAGTAGTTTTATGTTTTTTTGTAGCAAAGGAAGCGTTTAAGCCACTAAAACGTTTTACTCTTGGATCTAAAAAAGAAAAAGATTCTTTTAATCCTCAAATGAAATGGTTTATTACTGGAATTTTTGTAGGGTTCTTAGGTAATTGTATTGATAATTTTTATTGGGCTCTCCCATGGTCTTTAAATTATTTAAATGAACCACATACTAAATTACTACAAGATTTCGGATGTTTTCCAAATCTTTTATTTAGGCAAACAATGACGGCACTTGCTGCATATTGCCATATAAGAGCTTTCATATCTCCAACTAAATCGGATTGTACAAAAACACTTCATAAGATTTTAATAGTATCTTTAGCAGGTGGGCAATTGTTTATTTTGGCTTTATATATTATTAATTTACTTGCTAAATAAATTAATCTCTTCTTGGTCCGATTTAAATTTACCTTTATATCCAGCAGAAAAGAAAATATCTTGCCCCTGCTTTTTGTAAATTGTTATATAATCAATGTCGCCACAACCAAGTTTTTTAAATAATGCTCGGGCGCCTTTGTTAATGTATATTATTTCTTTATTCATATAATTTATATATAATAAGATTATATAAATAATAGTATGGCTAGACCAGCAACACGAGATGAATTGGCAGAATATTGCCTCAGAGCTTTAGGCGCACCCGTAATTGAAATTAACCTTGATGAAGATCAGATTGATGATCGAATTGATGAAGCTATTCAATTTTATCAGGAGTATCATTCTGATGCGGTTGTTAGAACTTTTGTTAAACAGGAAATCACTCAAGACGTTATTGATAATCAAGAAATCGTATTACCTGACTCGGTGCTAAGTGTAACTCGACTTAGAGGTTTAGATTCATCAGGTATTGGCGGAATGTTTAATGTAAAATATCAAATGCATCTTAATGATGTTGCTGGCTTGAGAGGATTAAACGGCGGAGGATTAGTAAACTATGAAATGACTAAACAAAACCTTAGTTTAATTGATGATATTATAAACGGCCATTCTCAACAAGTTTCATATAGCCGACATAAAAATACAATTAAAATACATAGTGACCTTACGAACTATAATGGTATTGGAAATTTTATTCTTATTGAATGTTATCAAACAGTAGATCCAAATACATATCCTGAAGTATATAATGATATGGCTTTAAAAGAATTACTAACATTACTTCTTAAAAAACAATGGGGTACAAACCTAATTAAATTTGAAGGCATGCAACTACCAGGTGGAGTAACAATAAATGGTCGACCAATTTATGATGACGCTGTTAATGATTTAAAAGAATTAAAAGAAAGATGGCAATTACAATATGAGAACCCAGTTGACTTTTACGTAGGATAACATGGCTTTAAACAGATATTTCCAAAACGGCACAAGTTCTGAACAAAACTTGTATGAGTCTCTTGTAATAGAGTCTATACAAATTCATGGCATTGATGTTTATTATATTCCTCGTAAAATTATTAAGAGGGATTTCGTTTTAAATGAAGATGTAATCTCATCCTTTGACAAAGCATTCAAAATTGAAATGTATGTCGAAGAAATGGAAGGCTTCGAAGGAGATTCTAAAATTTATGAAAAGTTTGGTTTAGAAGTCAGAGATGAATTAACTTTACGAGTTGCCAAATGCCGGTGGAACCAACTTATTGGTCGACATGGTTATACTAATGATGCGGTTCGTCCAAGAGAAGGAGATTTAATTTATGTTCCTCTTTATAAATCAATCTTTGAAATTCGTTATTCAGATAGTAAGAAACCATTTTATCAATTACAGGACTTACCATTATTTACTCTTACTTGCGAAAAGTTTGAGTATGAAGGCCAAGAAATTGATACTGGCATCGATGACATTGATGATATACAAGAAAAGCTTTCTCAAGGATTTACTTTTGTTATTGATTCTAAAACAGAACCTGACTTTGTTAGTGGAGAAACACTCACATTTACTTTACCTGATGGAATAACAGGAAGTACTGAATTCTTTGAATATAATTCAGTGCCTGATAGTGATCCAACTATTGAGGAAATGAGAGTTGGTACTTTAACATTTGATGATGGGTATTTCCATAACATTGGAGCAAATACTACTTTCTCAGGAACTGACAGTGGAGGCTCTTGTATTATAAGTGAAACTCGAATGCTTGATGATTCCGACTCTGATATATTCAACGCAGATCATTTTGCGGCCAATGCTACATTCGCGGAAGAAGCAAATGGTTTAGAATTTATTGATTTTTCAGAAAACAATCCATTCGGCGAACCGTTTAATTTTGAATAAATAAAATTTATGTTAGGACACGATTATTTTTACCATGCTAATACTCGAAAGATTATTAGTGTATTTGGCTCGTTATTTAATGATATCTATATTGCTAAGAAAGTTGATGGCGCTCTAACAAGCGTTCAACGAGTTCCTTTAGCTTATGCTCCAAGAGAAAGATATTTAGCAAGAATAAACGAAGCTACTCTTGATGAAGCTATTGCTATTAAATTACCAAGAATGTCATTTGAGATTGCTGATATTACATATGACTCTACTACTAAGTTAACGAAATTTAATCAAACAATACAACATGATGCTGATGGTAATTGCTTTAATGTTTTCCAAGCAGTTCCATATAATATGACTATTGATTTAAATGTTTTATCTAGATCTCAAGATGAAGCTCTTCAAATTGTTGAACAAATTTTACCATTCTTTAGTCCTTCTTATACTCTTTCAGTTAAAGGATTGGAAGGGCCAGAAAGTGTAACAGATATTCCAATAACTCTAAACTCTCTTGATAACGAAGATTCATATCAAGGAAGTTTAAAAGATTCACGAAGAACTATTATATATACATTGAGCTTTGGCGTTAAAGTTAAGTTTGCTGGTCCATTAATACCATGTAATAACGGAGGTTTAATTAAAGCTATTGATGTAAGTATTATGGAAGAAGAAGGCAAAGATGCTTATGGTGGCGTTGAAGTTAAAACTGCACTAAGAAGTCAAACTAAGGACGACTTTGATTGTGTTATTAATTTAGGGCCATTGGATCCAGATAGAGATATTTGGCCAGATGATTAAACTAATTTTTAAATAAATTATATTATGGGGAAAGATAAAAAAGAAATTTTACAATCACTAGAAAATAATATTCCTAGTGAAATGAAAAGAAATATGGAACTTCAACCTTTAAAAAAGGAACCTACTCAAGAACGTTTAGTATCAGAGACTGAAGAAGACTATGAAATGGCTCGTGAACAAATTAAAAGTTTAATTGATACTAGTAGCGAAGCTATTGAGCAAATGCATAATTTAGCGGCCGATGCAGAACATCCTCGAGCTTTTGAAGTTCTTGGTACTTTAATAAAGCAAACTGCAGAAATGAATGGGCAACTTTTAGATTTACAAAAACAAAGGAAGGCTTTAATTAAAGACGAGAATAAAGCGTCGTCCACCACAACGAATAATAGTATTTTTGTTGGCACTACAACAGATTTACAAAATTTATTAAAAGATGATGGTGACGATGACGATATAATCGAAGTTGATTAAAATGAAAAATAATTCATATAATGGTAATACCTTTATTAAAGCTGATGGAGTACAACAAAGTTTTACTAAAGAAGAGGTAGTTGAGTACAAGAAATGTATGAATGATATTTCATACTTCTGCGAAAAATATGTTAAGGTAATTAGTTTAGATAAAGGATTGGTTCCATTTAAATTAAGAGGGTACCAAGAAGATCTTGTAAATCATTATAGAGATAATCGTTTTAGTATTGTTTTAGCATGTCGCCAAAGCGGTAAATCAATTACTTCAATTGCGTGGCTTCTTCATTACTTAGTATTTAATTCAAATAAAAAGATTGGTATCCTTGCTAATAAAGGTGCGACTGCAAGAGAAATGCTTGCCCGACTAACTTTGATGTTAGAGAATTTACCATTCTTTCTTCAGCCTGGGTGTAAGGTTTTAAATAAAGGTAATATTATATTTAGTCATAACTCTGAAATTATTGCCGGAGCTACAAGTTCAAGTAGTATTCGTGGTTTAAGTTTGAATGTAGTATTTCTCGATGAGTTTGCTTTCGTTCAAAGGTCGGAAGAATTTTATACTAGTACATATCCCGTTATTACTTCAGGAAAAGATACTAAAGTTATTATAACAAGTACTCCTAATGGTTTAGGTAATATGTTTTATAAACTTTGGGAAGGCGCAGTTCAAAAAGCAAATAACTTTGCGTCATATACAATTAATTGGTGGGACGTGCCTGGGCGAGATGAAGAATGGAAAAAAGAAACAATTAATAATACATCAGCTGTTCAATTTCGTCAGGAATTTGAAATTGAATTTATTGGAAGTTCTCAAACTTTAATTGATACAAATATTCTTTTAGGAATGGGTTCACGAGATCCTCAAAAGATCCAACATGATATTAATTATTTTAATGAACCTATTAATGGCCATACTTATGTTTTAGCTGCTGATGTTTCAAAGGGAAGAGGTCAAGACTATAGTACATTTTCTGTAATTGATATTACAGAGCAACCTTTTAAACAAGTATGTACATATAGAAATAATACGATATCACCTTTATTATTCCCCGATGTTATTATTCGTGCGGCAAAGACTTATAACGATGCTCTTGTAATTATTGAGAATAACGACGCTGGACAAGTTGTATGTAATGCTGTTTATTATGAGCATGAGTATGAAAATACATTTACAACAAGCACTGTTAAATCAAATGGTATTGGTGTAACAATGAGCCAAAAAGTAAAAAGAATGGGTTGTTCTAATCTTAAAGATTTAATTGAAGGCGGTAAATTACTTTTAGTAGATCCTAATACAATATCAGAATTTAGTTCTTTTGAGCCAAAAGGAAATTCATATGCAGGCGCAAGTGGTACTCATGATGATAGCGTAATGAACTTTGTTTTATTTGCTTGGTTTGTTAGTACTGATTTTTTCAAAGGATTAACTGATATAGAAATTAAAGATCTTCTATATAAAGAAAGAATATTAGAAATGGAAGAAGATTTACCGCCCTTTGGTTTTATGGATGGATCTGATTCTAATATTAATAATAGTGATCATAATAAATTGGTTGATAATATAAAAGATTGGAAATCTGCTTTCTAAAGGAATGCATGAGATAAATATTAATTATTGAGAATATTCTTATTATGCTAATTATAAATTGTAAA